TACGAGCGAAGAGAATTGTCCGATCTTTCTCAAGATGCGATGTTCGTGTTGGGTCACACGTCTACATCGGTCAGAGGTACTGAATCAGGAATCAAAGTTAATGTTGGTTTTTGTGAAAGTGAGCACCACCCCAATGGTACAGGGGTGACCTCCAACGTCCACGACGAGTATCCCACGAGTGCTGATAAAGCACTCCTCCGTGTCCTTGCAAATGCGTTACGCATGTCTGCAAGCGGAGTAGATGAGGAAACAAGTCAGAGTCTTTTCAAGGGACTCAAGGCCTGGTATGAACTATATCGGTCCTATGGTTTCAATCCTGAAGGCAAGTTCGAGCCGACAGGTACTGCCCTCCAAAATTCAGCTAAGTACGCTATCAACTTCATTCAGAAGAGCGGAAAGAACTGGTTGGATTTTTTTAAATATAAGAACGCAGCTTTTTATTCTTATTGGATGAAACAGGAACTTCCTGCAGATCCTGGCCATTCGGGCCATGTGGGTGTTTTATTCGGTGGGATTTTCTATCAGTACACAAGAAAGATGGCACGCTCGCGAGAAATTATTGACTCGTTTGCAGCTTCCATACTTTGTTCGAAGAAAGGCTGTCCCCCTCCTACAGATGAAATGGTCTTGACTACAACAAAAAAACATGTTGAGATTATGACGACTGTGAAGGAGCAGCAAACGTTCTTATGTCCTTTACCCCCCCTCAAAATAGAGTGTGAGCACGACCCAGATAATCCTATTTTCCTCCCTGTCCCACCGATACTAATCGGACGGAATTTCATGGAGATGCAGCTTAGGAGAACTGCTAGAGAATTTGCTTCACGTTCAAACGACTTTACTCTTGATATTCTTACAAACCCTGTCTTACCGTCTCTAAGTTCTAATTATAACAACACCTGTTCAAAGAAAGGTGCATTAGGACTTTTTGACAAAGTATGCCGACCACAGATGGCTGAGGTCCTTCCGACGCAAGTTATTGTAACTGCGAAAGGTTGGAGTTCTCAACACCATGGATATAGGCGTGCAGAAGATGAAATTGGTTATGAGAAGTTCGAGCGAGAAATTATTGGAGCTCAAGTTGACTTAAGCGATTTTAATACGTCCTATCGGACATGGTATTGGAAAAGATTTAGGGAAGCTTTCGAAGAAGATCCACTCGTAAAAGTTATTGGACTGAAAGAAGCGTTAAAAATTCGTTGTATTTCGAAGGGTCCACCCTTTCACTACTTTGTTTTGAAACCCATCCAACAATTCCTTTGGAAATCGCTTCAGCGATTTTGGAATTTTGAACTTACTGGGACCGTTATTACGGAAGATCTGATTAACCAAAGATTTGGTAAGCCAGGTGCACACACAAGATTTCATTCTGGAGATTATTCTGCCGCAACCGATGAGTTACACTCATGGGCCTCGGAAGTACTTCTTGATGAACTCATACGTGCCTGGTCATTGTCAAGTGGAGTTGATTTAACAACTGTTAAAATTTTGATGCAGCATGCTTTAACGCAGCACATCTATGACGATAATGGTGATCTTAAACCCCAAAGAAGAGGTCAGTTGATGGGTAGTATAATTTCTTTTCCGTTTTTGTGTCTCGCGAATATTAGTTTAATGCGAGCCTCTTATGAACTTGCACACTCAGTTACTTTAAAATTGGACCAGTTACCAGTTTGGGTCAACGGAGATGACTGTCTCACGCAATACGAAGGTGAACTCTTTCCAGAAATCTGGGAAGGGTTAGGACTCGTAATGGGGTTCAGAAAATCAGTTGGCAAAACCTACGATAGCCCATCTTTAGCATCTATAAATTCACGTTTCTATCGCTTACAAGCAGATGGATTCTGGAAATTGATTCCGAGCATTAATTTAGGCTTGGTAAACAACAAGAAACGTTCTTTTGTTTCTGAAAAAGATGATGAAGGGTCGATATATGATTTGAGTGGAAATTATGAGAGCCTCATGGAGACTTTGAATAATAAATCAAAAAGAGAAACCGATTTTGACCGGTGGCTGCAAAAGAAGGCCACAAATCTATTCCTGTTTAAGAATATGAATGCTCTGAAAAAGTATCCAGGTCCTTGGCATCTTCCTGTTCACTTATGTGGATTGGGATTAAAGTTGAGGGAACCTACTGAATACGAGCGTCGTGTTTGTCATACCTTAGCAAAAGAATATAACGCTGGGACGAAAGTCCCAACGCGGTGTTTGGATGCAGAGTTTAGGTTAGACATGAAAATAAGGGAACGGGTAGCGGATCATTGTCCGATGGTTGTCGACAGATTTTTCAAAGATTACGAAGATAGTGAGACTTATGGGAAAGCATATATAGCACTTGCATATAAGTGTTGGGAAGAGGACGGAATAAACGGGTTGTTCATTCAGGGACGATCCACGAAACAGGCGCAGAAATACGCTACTAAACTATGGCAGAACGCATACCAGCGACCCGCGGGTAGGTTGTGTTCAGAAGACCTTTTAATTAGTCAGCCAAATCAAACCATTTATCCCTTGAAAAGTATTTAAATTTCGTTGGAGTGAACCGCCACCTCCCGCGTAGGATCACGCATTAGGCACAAGTAGAGCGCTATTCATGAGCATGGGACACGTCCCGCCTCAGCTAGCATCGTAACGATGAATTAACATCTTTGGACTTGGAGCTTAGTAAGTGAGTACTTACGTGGTACGGTTAGGTTCAACCGCGTTATCGAGCAC